ACACCTCTTTGATTAATACTGATTGATTGTGCGTTATCAAATATCCATTGAAAGCTCATCCGCCTATCTCCTTGTTGCCATGCTACGACGGCCTTGTTCTGTAACTGCGTATATCAATCCAGGATCTCTAGCTACCAATGCGGCAAAGCTCTGAGCATCAACTGCATTGATATTGTAATTGATTGTTTGTCCTCCTGACATTGGTGTTACCATTGCTGGTCCGCTTACCATTTCAGGTCCTCGCTCTCCAACTATACCATAACCACCTGCAGGAATCATTCCGCCATTTGCAAAGAAGCCGGAGAAGAACTTGCCTACTCCACTAACTGCACTTGATATACCACTGCCAATTGAGTCTAAGAAGCCTCCACCACTGCTACTGCTACCGCCGGAACTGCCTCCAAACAAACTGCCAATTGAACCAATTATTGAGTCTAGTCCACCACCGCTTGAACCCTTGCTGGGTGAACTTGAACCACCAAACATATTGCCAATGCCACTTACCAGTGAACCCATGCCGCCACCTCCGCCACCACCTGAGCTAGAACCTCCGCCACCAAATAGACTGCCTGGTGATGCGGCTCCAAAGATCTGTGCAATAGTCTGTTGAATTTGTGCTCTTAATAGTTCTTCTAATATTGAACTGACAAAGCCTTTCCATTCAAACTTACCTGTTTTGGCAAATCCTACTATTGAGTCTTCCATGCCTTTGGTTGCTTTGCTGAACACTCTCTCTGCTTGTTTTGAAGCATTGGTTGCATCATCCTTGTAGTCTCTGAATGCCTTGCTCCAACCATGAGCGAATGTTCTTTGATAGTTGTAACTCTGTGACGCCAATGTTGATTGTGCATCTATTGCTTCTTTACCTGCTCGTTTTATGTTTTCTATTGAAGCCGCTATCTGCCCATCTGGATCTCCAGTTTTGGCAATTACTTCTTGTAGTCTTCTAACTTCATTGGTAACATCCTGTGATATGCCTGTTTTGATTTTGAAGATTGACTTCTCAAGCTCGCCCATGTTGAGCATTGCCAAATCGTTTTGTGCATCTCTAGTTGCGTCAGACATCTTCCTTGAGAAGTCTTTGGCACTCTCACTTGCTCTTTCAACTGCATCAGCAATCTTCTTTGTTTGCTCTTCTAATAATCTTGCCGCTTCTGCAGCCTTTTCAAGTGCCCTTGTTTCATCACGGATCTCTGCACTTATCTGTTTGACAACAGGCAGTTGTTCTTGATGTTTCTCTGTGAGTATGGCAATCTGCTTTTGAATCTCTTCATAGTTCTTTTTACCAGCACCAGTTTCTTGATTCTGTTCTTTGGCTTTGAGTCTTAGTGCATCCAGTTGATCAGCATGTTGTTTTTGGAAACTGCTAACACTCTCTAGATACTTGATCTGTTCTGAATTAAGTCCAATCCTGTCTCTTTCAAGTTTGAGACTTGTAATGATTTCTTCGTTTGACTTCTTGTAGCCTTCAACCATACTGTTGGTTGCTTTAAGCAATTCAATAGCGGCATCTTTGACTTTTCTTACTGATTCTTTTTGCTTTTCAGTTTCGGTAACAACATTACGAGTAGCATCAGCACTCTTCTTTATTTCTTTGTTGACTTCTTTGACTTCTTCTTTGGCAAAGCCCAGTTTCTCTTTTACATAATCCCATCCAGCGCCTATCTTGTCTGTGATAAACTCCAGCGTGTCAAATCCTGTGAGTGCTTTTACCAACAGATTGGCTGCATCTGCAACTGCTATCAGTATGCCTGCAATACCAAGGAACCTAATACCAAATCTGGCTATACCAAATGTAACACCTTTAATGGTTGTGCCTAGTTTGGATTGTCCTTTTATAAATCTACCGAGACTGTTGGTTGCTCCTCCAAGATCACCACTCAGTCCTTTAACTGCGGCTCCCATACCAAAGAAGCCACCAGCACTTGATCTAGTGCCTTTTGATATTATATTGAATAGACCACCTAGACCATTAAGTCCTTTGGTTAGTATGAATATACCAGCACCTAAGCCTGCAATGATCCTTATGAAACTTTTGAAGCCTTCAACACTGATGTTGATGCTTGCGGCTATTTTGTTTAATGGTTCTAGGACTGAGGTAAGTGCCAATTGAAAGTTTGCTATGTTAACACTCAGTGCCTTGTTTGCTTCTGCGGCACTCTTTATTGAATCAGCATATGGACCAACTTCTGATTCTGTAATTCCAAATTGTTCATTTAGTGATTTAAGATCAACACCTTTGACTGATTCACCAAGTATCTTCATTGCCACACTTGATCTAGTGGCCGCATCAGGTATCTTGGTTAAGCCTTCAAGTACTGCTCTGAATACATCTTCTGTTGATAGTCTTCTAAGATCTTCTAAGCCTACACCAGCTTGTCTAAAGCTCTCTTGTAGTTCAGCTGAGCCTCTTGCGGCTTCACCTAGGTTCTTTGTTAAGTCACTTATGGCATCTCTTGCTCTGTCAGCAGTACCACCAGTTTGTGCCATTGCCTGTGAGAATGCAGTGATTGCCGCTACTGATATATCCGTAGCCTTGCTCATGTTAACCATTGCATCAGCACCAAGCAGTATATTTCTTACCAGTGCACCAATTGCTATTGAACCAATAATGGTTTGTAAACCGTTAAGACTATCGCCTAGATTCTTTGTGTTTGCTTGTAATTTTTTTAGACTCTGTTGTGCTCTAGTTGTGCTAACGCCAACAGTGTAATTTAGATCTGCCATGCTATTTCCTCAACAATCTTTTTTTATTTCTTTTGAGATAGTCAAGTGTTGGATCACTCATTCCGTCTGGAGCTTGTTTACTCCAACCAGTGTCCAATCTTTTTGCATAAGGATATCGCAACTGAATTTGGTTACGCTTCTTGAGTGTTCGTCTGCGGGCGTTGCCACTACGGCGTGGTGTTATCCGAACAAAATGTTTGTACGCCTCATCCACAATCTTAGGAATCTGTCGATTCAATCTTTCCAGACTGGCTGTCATTGTATCTTTGGTCTTCCGAACTGTCATCGATCTTGAACCCTCTGCATCATCTCTTCAAGTGTATTTACTGGAATTTGGTGCTCTTGTGGTTTGCCTTCTGCTTGTGCTTTGTGCTTATTTTGTTGATAGTTTTCCCATGATCGTGCTACATCAAGTACCAAGAGATCCAAGGTATCTGATTCACCCAATACAGTGCTCGGCAGACAGCCGTAGCGTTGTCCTATGCCATCAAGAATAAGACAACGCATGAGGTCGGGACTGTCAGGATTTAACTCTCTGCCAGTTACTTTCCCAGTGTTTCAACAACTGTATTCAATACCTTGATCATTACGGCTGCTGGCAATCCAGTGTTTTCTTCCAACACACTTTTACCATCCTCATCAAGGATTAGGTTCTTAAGTGTTTCGAATATCTCACTAGTGTTGTTTGAATCAATCTGTGCCATCTTGAGATACACACTCATAGGTTGTCTATCCCATGTGTAGAATTCAACAGGCTCACCATATTCTTTTACAGTGTCTTCGTCGTCTAAACTGATCTTAATCAGTTGTGGTTCTTTGGCTAGGTCTTTCAGTTGCATGTTTTCTCTCCGTTAATCTGTTAAGCAACAATAGTACAAAGCCCAATCTGTTTTGAGCTTTCTCTACATCTCTATTTGCACATGCTATCTCATTCTTGGCTTTGGCAGCCTCCTTGATCATAGTTGTGAGCAAATCTTCTTCTTTGGTTTTATCTATCAAGTCCATTGTGTGATTAGGGCACTGTTGCCAGTGCCCTATTCCTTTATTGTGTTATTGTGTATTCGCCGTCCACTGTGATAGTGATCGGTGATACCCAAACAGGTGCGTCTGCTGATACAGTTGGTGCAAGACCAGTGATGTAGCCTTTGCCACTCATTGTTGTTCCGCCTGCGCCGCCGTCTGTTTTACCAAGAAACAGATCAAAATCAACAAGAACCTTTTGAGTTGACAGTCCAATGATTCCTGCGTCAGCCATTGTAACACTCGGATTGGTTGCCGGAGCTCCAAAGAATGTTGTCTGGTTAAGCACGATATTCATTGCCAAACTGTTTGTTGATGTTGTAGCAACCTGTAGTTTCGCTGTTTCGTCCAATTGTGTCCAGGTGAACACATCGTTAGCGTTGTTAACTGTTACATCTTGTAGTGCTGCCAATACAAGATTTCCAGTTAATGGTGAAGCCGAGGTGTCAGTCAGTGTCAGAGTAACCTCTGAACCTGTAACACCTGGAGCTGGATAGATATAAGCCATTTTTTGTTTCCTTATTTTTGACTAGTTAGTTTACTATTAGTTTAGTAAAATTGAATACAAACTCAGTAACCAAACGATCAGTATTATACTCGGTTGACACATCAGTTGACTTCTGTTGAAAGCCTGTGATGGCAGGGTCGAGCCTAGCACTTTTAATTTGACTAACCAAGGTTGCATATCCCGATGGTAGTACTTTTGCATCTACAACGACAGTAACAGTATTGGTAACAGTTTCTGCTACCACTTGACCGCTAGCGTCTAGTACATCGAGTAAAGGGTCTTGTGAGGTTTGATCTTGATCAACATACACTTTCTTCAAGTTCTTGAGAAACAGTGGTGCACCGTCTCCGTTGTATGGCAATTCCTGAGTAACTGAAAAGTCAGTACCAGTAATTGCCGTTGTAAGAAATGTTAAGAGTGTGTCTCTCATTATCTATATCTCCTCAGATTTACGAATCCGGGTTGCTTCTCTTCGCTAGTGATACCTGTGGCATCATTGTTGAAGTTGTACCAATCCCCAGCTGATATAAGCTCGTTAAACATCTCATCATACTTTAATTGATAATATGCCATCTTGCTTCTTTCAGCTGATTCATCGCTACCAAAGTCCGCAATCATAGGACAAATATAATAATACATGCTATGAAATACACAAAGATCCGTGAAGTCTTTTAGTCTTGCTTGGATCAATGATGCATCCAGAGCAGGAATGTCTGCTCTAGTGCGGATTGAAACTGATGTGCTCTGGCTAATATAATAGCTTTCCCACCAGTTGGTAGCTCTGAATTGTTCTAGAATTCGTTCTGTACTGCGGATCAATAGATCCTCAACCACATCAATAGTTAGACCCTCATTCGATTCAAAAAGCCGCTGATCGCGATCAGTAACATCTCCGTATTCTGCGAAGCTGAGTACTACACCATTTGATATTATGAAAGCCATAACTCGATTCCTTTACTGATTAAACAATCGAACTGTCAAAAGATAATGTCTGACCATATGCGTCAAATATCTCACCAACACCATACTGCATTGAAGCAACAATATCTGTACCGATACGACTTGCATCACGCTGAGTTTCGATGCTCATTTCACCCATCATAGCTAAACCAAGTGCTTCTCTGTGGAATATAGCGCCTGAGCTATCACCAGCAGTGTCTACAATGTTTGCATTTTCAAACACTGGAATACCAAAAAGCATACCTAAGTATCCTTCACGCATTGCTTCGTTAGCATAGTCACCTAGTGGGTTCTGCCAAGCATTTGTGATTGATGATTTAAGATCATATGCAATGTATGGATGTAACACAATAGCAGTATCACTTGTAGGAACTTTTCTTCCTCTTAGTAATGCGGCTGCTTGAGCTACAAGAGCGGCTGTCGCAGTAATTGCGGCACCACCAGTAACATTTGCAAAGCTACCAAGTAAAGCACATAAGTCTGTGTCTACTTTAGTTGCAATAGCTTCACCAAACAATTTACCTAAGTCAGCAGTTACATTTGAAGCGGCACTGTTTAATGCTAAGTCACTTACCAATGTTCTAATACCAACTGTGCCAACTGTTAGTGTAACACCATTAGTTGAAACCACTGTGTCAGATACTGAATCACCTTCTGTAACTGCTGCGGCTGTTTGTGCTGGGTAGATAGGAACAGTAATAGTTTTACCTTGTGCTGGACCAATGTTGTAGTTCTTGACAATACCACGCATGATTGAGCGTTCTTGAGCAACAAACATTGCTTCTGCTACAATCTCAGGTAGTAAGTCATTTAGGGTTGCGGTTGTTGAACCTGCCATTTTTTTTCTCCTTTTAAGATTATCTGGCTAGCCCGTTTGCCTTACGATATTCTGCGTACTGCTTACGGTGCTTTGAATTTGACATATCCAATTTGGTTATGTCTATTTTTGTGCTTTGACCAGAGTCTGAAAAACTGCTCTTACCATTTGTAGTAGCAGGCTTCGCACCCTTAAAGTGAGGATTGCTATCTAGGAATTCTTTTACCAATTCGTCGACTGCAAAAGGTTTTCCTGAGTCTGTATATCTAACTGTACCATCTGTGTTCAATACCTGTGTGTCTCCTTCATCGCTTAGTACTACACTTCTGTTGAGTAGTGTTCGTACTTGCTCTGGATTGACACTGCCATATTGTGCGGCAGCATTGAGCAATGGTGAGTTGACTTTGTACTCACGAATTACCTGATCTCGCTTTGTGATCTCAGCGTCTTTGGCAGCCATCTTTTCCTGAAGTGTTTTCTCGAACTCGCCTCGTTTGAGAGCTTGTTCATCTGCTCTTTGTTGTGCCTCAGCTTTGAGGTTACGGAGCTCTTCTGGATCTCCCAAGTCTTCATAAGGCTTCAACAATTTTTTCTGCAATGATCCTCTCATGCGAGCCATCATGTTGTCGACTTCGTTTTGACTATAGGTTTTTGTGGTTGCCGGTGCCTGATTTTCTTCTAGATTGTTGTCTATTGCCGCATCAGTTGCGGTTGTTTCTTCTGTTGCCAATGCTTCTGGATGGTCCATTGTAAACCTCGCCTCCTCTGGAGTTTATGTTATGTTATTTAGCGACAGTTCTCAGACTGTTCAAATACTGTCTATCTTGTTGAATTATCACAGGTACTGGTGTGCTTGATCCACCATGTTCAGGATGACTCCACAAGAACTCGTCTTCTGGTTGCACTAGATTGAACCTGTTGCACAGTCTATCAAGTCTTCTTGAACTTGCATGTGGATGAATGTACACCCTAGCTTCAAATGGTTCAAGTTTCACAGGTTTGCCTCGCCACGGTTCAATGCTCACTAGACTTCTTTGCCAAGCACTCCAACTCCAAGGACATACGGCCCGTATGTTCTCAAAGTAAGCATGCCACACAAGGTTATCCGCGTCTTGTTTTCTTTTTCTTACCACCGCGTTTCATCGCCATAGTTCAGCTCCTTTATT